GTTAGGTGACCCCCCGGTGCTTCGGCGCCACTCTCGGCCTGTCAAGCCGAGTTTATCCTGCTGTCTGAGTGGGTTGATCTGATCAACGCCTGGCAGCGTCAACCAGTCACTCAGATACCCGGAAGGGAGCTCCATCTCTCATGTCGTCTGAACCGTCCCAAGGCACGCGAAGCCGCGACATCGTTTTTGAGCCGACTTCGAACAGGGTGAAAACCAAGTTCGGATTCTCGGCAACAAGCGATGGCGTAGAACAGCTAGCATCCGGTGGGTACCGGAGCTATCCTATTCGCGTCGTTGGGCGACAGACGACATTCTCTGCTGGAAGATCTCTCTTTCCTCAGTCGAGACGGCTCATCAAGAACATTGATGATCCGTTTCGGCGGGCGAGGTTAGCGAGACAGGATTACGGAGGAAACTTCCAGTCAACGTCGAACAGCTTCTGGATGTCACACCCAGAAATTGGTGCTGAACGGCGCGTTACTGGAGGAACAATCCGTTACAACGGCTGGATTAGTCCAGTCCCGTTGAACGTAGGTCCTGATTCGATCTACTGGCCGGCGATTCCCGCATCACTTGGCGAAGCCATGCTGATGAAGGGCTCAACTGCCATAGCTCGAACCATTCCTACGAATCCTGCTGCTGGAGCCGGACAAGCTCTCGGCGAATTGCGTCAAGTACCCGCAATTCCAGGGAAGGCTTTAATCCGCGCCCTCAGTAAAGGTGATCCTAGCGGACGCTCGACGGCCTATAAGGTCGGAAGAGAGTCCGCGAACGAATACCTGAACTGGGAGTTCGGAATTAAGCCTGTTATCTCTGATGTCCGAAAGATCGTGAAGGCGCAACACGATTCTGACAAGATCGTGAAGCAGCTCGCACGCGACTCCGGCCGCCTTATCAGGAGGCGGTACAGTTTTCCAGAGGAGAGAAGTATCGAGACCACCAGCCTCGGAAACGGTGGGTTAAACCCACCGATTGACGTTCGGCTGACGGATATCGATGCAACTGGTGTGCCAAAATACAAGACCCGGGAGGTACTTACCCGGACTTGGTTCTCAGGGGCGTATACCTATCATTACGACCAGGGAGAAACTACCTGGCAACGAATGATGGCAGCAGAACAGCGCGCTTCACGCGTGTATGGTCTGCGGCTTTCGCCTGCGCTTCTCTGGGAACTGGCACCCTGGAGCTGGCTCGTCGACTGGAAGAGCAACCTCGGAGACGTCATGACAAACGTCTCTGCCTTTTCCAAAGATGGGCTTGTCCTTTGCTGGGGGTACGTGATGTGTGAAATGACCATCACGGACACCTACTCCTTCTCCGGTGTTGGTGCGCACATTGCAACGGGCGCAAGCCCGTTGTACGGTCGCTCAAGCATCCGGAATGGAGTCTCGGTCTCTTTTCAGACGAAAGTCAAAAAGAGACTGAGAGCTACCCCTTACGGGTTCGGACTGGATCCCAACTGGTCGGACTTTACAGACCGCCAGTTGTCCATCCTCGGTGCGTTGGGTATCACCCGTGCACCGCGGTGAGCGTCAGACCTTGGACCGCTTAAAGCGGAGCTTCCACCTATGGTGGACCTGGATGAAGAACTCGGGCGTTTCTGACGACCGATTTCTTCATATCATGGAAGGTCTGTACCTATGGTTCGCTATTACAGGTATTGTATACCTGATAACAGTGGCCATAGTGCTCAGTTAGGGATCCAAACTACCCAGCAGGCATCCAGCCTGCTGGGTCCCACCTCACGTTAGGCACGTTGTGGCTCTCCTCGACCCTCAGTCCATCACCATCAACGCAGTTGCTAACTCGCTTCCGCGAGTTAGCGTCGGCCCGAACAGCAGCATCTACCAGAAGGATACTGGTGATGTGAAGCTGACGGTGTCCTCTTCCTACGGGAAGCGGACTCGCCGTTCTGCGCGACTGGATTTCCGGAAGACTGCTGCCGATCCTCTGTTCCCGGCCCAGAACGCCCCGTACTCGCTGTCTATGACAGTGATTGCGGACGTTCCTACGACCGGGTACACGATCGCGGAGCAGAAGCAGATCCTCGATGCCCTTACGGGCTGGTTCGCTGCTTCTTCCGGCGCCAACGCTACCAAGTTCCTTGGTGGCGAAAGCTGACTTAATCCGTGTGCGGGAAATGGTCCGCACATGGGATGTGACAACTGCTTTAGGAGTAATCCTATTGCAGTTTATCATCGTCAGCGTAGGCGACCTATGGGCTGCGATCTCTGGCACTTGTGCCAGGGTCGACTCCCCGTGGGGTTGTGAGAGACATGACAACCAGTGTCTGACTCCTTCGATCAGGAAGGAGGGACATGGAAAGGGTCATGTGCCTCGTGCAGGAGGTCCTCCTTGATAGGGGGACCTGGTGTGGCGTCAGCACCGCTCTTGATCTCAAAAAGATCAAGAGCAGGGTGGAGCACGAGGGGTTATCGTTTCTCACGATAACCCTGGCGAATTACGGCAAGAGCTTCGAAAAAAGCCTTGACGTAGGTTTCGTCGTTCCTGAAATGCTGTCCATCTCTGGGAAGAGACGGAACGAGCATTCTGGGCTCCCCGCTCTATTAGGGGGTTTCCTGGAACTCGTGTTCCATGCTGAGTCTGGACGGTTGCTTGACTCACCGTCTCCGGATGCAATCCAGGCCATTCGTCAGATTACTCTGATGTGGGCAAAGGTCTCGGCAGATACAACCGAGGCCCGGAAGGATTACACCCTGAGGCAGTTTGTCAGGTGTGAGAAGGAAGTCCGTCAGGGGGATGCCAGTCGAACTGAAGACGACGTAAGTCGCTTCAAGCGAATGGCTACCCTGCTTTGGGCTGATGTGCTACAACACGTAGATGAGGATATCTTCTACGAGCGCATCATTCCGAAGCACGGCCCGGGCACCACGGCAGAGGGAGTTACCGGAAACGGTAAGTATTCCCAGTCGGAGTGGACCGAGCGGCTGGAGAAGGTGTTTCCATCCTTGGATCACCTTTTCCCATCACCCAGCTACTATAAGCAGCTGGACGAGGTGGACTTCCTCGAACCCGGACGTGAGCGACCTGTCAGGGTCGTCACGGTTCCTAAAACGCTCAAGGCGCCCAGGGTTATTGCCATCGAACCCCTGTGCATGCAATATGCACAGCAAGGTTTGTTGGAATCCCTGGTTGGCCATCTTGAGGGAACTCACAACTCCCTCAACTGGCTGATCGGATTTCAGGACCAAAATCCTAATCGGAGGATGGCCCTGGAAGGCTCCCTTTATGGGGAGCTGGCTACGCTCGATCTGAGCGAAGCTTCCGATCGCGTCTCGAATCAGCTCGTACGCGAGATGGTTACTCACTGGCCAAATGTTGCTCTGGCCCTTGATGCTACCCGCTCGCGGAAGGCTGATGTGCTCGGCAAGACTTACCGTCTCGCCAAGTTCGCGTCGATGGGTTCGGCGCTTTGCTTTCCGATCGAAGCGATGGTCTTTGCGACCATCATCTTCGTGGCGATCGAAAAAGCGCTCAACCGCCAGTTGTCGAAGAAGGACATTCAGTCCTTTCATCGACGGGTGCGCGTCTACGGGGATGATATCGTTGTCCCCGCAGATTTCGCCGTTCAGGTCGCTGCGGAGCTCGAAGTTTTTGGACTTCGAGTGAATCGCACCAAGTCTTTCTGGACTGGTAAGTTCAGAGAGTCTTGTGGTAGGGAGTATTACGACGGTCACGACGTATCCATCGTTCGTGTTCGTAGTATGCTCCCAACCCGACCTGAGGACGCTCATGAGTTGATCAGCACAGTTTCTCTTCGCAACCAGATGTATTTCGCTGGTTACTGGAGAGTCTGTGCACTCCTCGATGAGTGGATAACGGACCTGATACCGTTTCCGCATGTCGCGGAGGACAGCTCAGTGTTGGGCCGACACTCCTTACTGGTCCCGTATGAGACTCAGAGGATGTGTTCCGACACCCACGCCCCCCTTGTGAGGGGACGTGTGGTTGTGGCCGAGATTCCGCCAAGTTACTTGGAGGATCACGGGGCCCTGCTCAAGTACTTCCTTAAGCGAGGGCGTGAGCCTTTTGCTGACAGGAGGCACTTGGAGCGTTCGGGCAGACCGCGTAGTGTCCGCACCAAAACGCGGTGGGCACGTCCGTATTAAACGGACGTGGTGAGCTTAGCAAGCTCACGTGAGGAGACAACGTAAGTTGTTATCCCTCAGGCGGTATACCATGTCGTGAGACACGTTATCCGCTGAGGAGATGCAACTGCGAAA